ACGGCGTTTCCTCCCTGCGCCGTTCGGGTGGTGGCTTTGCGGGCGGGCCCGGCGGTGCTGGGCTCGCCCGTGTTTTCGATCAACGAGAGAGCGGCACTGAAGGAAGTGCGCTGGGCGGCCATGGAATTAGTTTGGCCGCAACGACCGCGTTGTCCACCTATGGCGGAAGTAGCGGAGCCGGTGTCGAGTCCGGCCTCTCTCACCAACAACGAAGCGGCGGCGTTGAAAGCAGAAACGCGCGGCAGCAACAGCCGGTCGGGTGGCATTCCCGGCTCGCCGGAGTAGCGACCGGCCCGCGTCACCACGTTCATCGCTTGCACTCCAGCTGCACCAGCAGATCCGCGTGCAGCGCATCGATTGCGCGCTTGAACACCAGCCGCGCAAACGAGCAGTTCCCCGCCACCGCCTCCCCTCCTGTGATCCCTCCTTTGGTGGTGGGCCTTCCCACTCCGGTGCCAGTACGGGCCGGAGCCTCTTTCCGCGAACTTCTTTTGCGCACTTGCTGCACCCATCAACGACGTTTTGTTGCAGCGCAGTATGGGCAGACAGCCCGAGTGGTCTCAATCACAGCCTAAAGGGAGACATGTGATGAATCATCTTCTGGACGCCTTCTACAACCTCGTTCACAAGGTCTATCCGGGAGGCGCAACGGCACTGGCGCCACGTCTGGACAAGTCTTCGACGACGCTATGTCACGAAGTGCGGCCACCGCATGGCAGTTCCGCAAAGCTTGGTTTGATGGACGCCATCGAGATCATGGAGTTGACCGATGCGAGGCCGCTCCAGCTGATCTGCCAGCGCTTCGGCGGCATGTTCGTTCCGTTGCCTCAGCTTGGCAGCCAGCACGAGAACACGATGGCGCACACGGCGGCCGTCGCGACGGAGTTCTCTGATGTGCTGCGCGAGGTGTCGATCAAGCTCGCCGATGGGCACGTGTCGGACAACGACCTTCGCTCTATCCAGAAGGAATGGGGAGAGCTGCTGAGTGCTGGTCAGGCGATGCTGGCCCATTTGGCGGCGCTCAACGAGGCCGGGAAGCCGCCACAGCTGCAGGTCGTGGCTAAAGGCAAGACGGTGGCTGCATGAGCTGGACGACCGCCAGCGCCGAATGGCTTGCAGAGCAGGTCAAGGCACACCCTGAGATGAGCAAAGCCGAGCTTCGCCGGTGGTGCTCGAAGAACTACCCGTATGCGCAGCGGTCCGGCTGGGCCTACAAGGCGTGGCTCAAGGCCCTGCGCGCTTACTTCAACCCGCAGGCCGTGCGGCCGGTGCGGGCCGGAGAGACGCAGCCCTCTGCTGAGGAGCTTGAGCGCGCCGGTCAACAGAGGCTGCTGCCATGACCATGAAACGCCCCTCTGACTTCGTGGCCCGCAAGCGCATCAACAGCGCCACGGCAGCGAAGGACTTGCGTGCGCTCCTGTTTCGCGCTGAGACACGCGTCGCAGAGGCAAAGCTCATCGGCTGGCCTGCACTGGCTGAGTCGTGGCAGCGCGACGTGGATGCGATCCGTGCCCGAATGGCTGAGCTGACGATCTCGCCGAGTAAGCGCCTTTGCAGCCGGGCGCCAAAGGCTGAGGAGGCGGTAGTCGCATGAAACGGATCTACCTGGCCGGGCCAATGTCCGGGTTGCCTGATAGCAACTACCCAGCATTCCACCGCGAAGCCGCGCGTCTCCGTGCGCTGGGCTACCACGTCGAGAACCCAGCCGAGAACCCAGAGCCGCCAGGGGGCAAGTGGGAGGACTACATGCGCATGTCCATCGCGCAGCTGCTGACGTGCGACACGCTGGCGCTGCTGAATGGCTGGGAGAACTCACCAGGGGCGCTGACGGAGCACCGACTCGCGTTCACGCTGCGCATGGAGATCGTGCGCGCAGCCAAGTTGTGCAGGCCATGCGAGGAGGCTGTTGCTTGAAGGCATGGCGGCGCCTGGTCCGCGAAGTTCGCTTCCTATGGCGCTGCCTATCTCTACGCAGCATCAGCCTCGCCCTGTGGGTGCGTGATTACGAAAAGCACGAATGACATCTCAGTACATCTTCCACAACCACGAGGGCCGCGAGATCGCTGCTAGTTTGGTTGGTGCCCCCGGCCGGCGCGCGGTCGCGTTCACGCTTTACGGCGCCAACTACGGAAGCGTCGCGCTTACGTCTCTGCTCAACGGCGAATGGCGGTCGATGCTGGCGCCATCCGGCGATGTGGGGGGGGGCGCCGAGGCGGATCTCGTATTGATCGACACGCAGGCCGTGTCACGCCTGAAGACGTGGGCGCAAGCTGAGGCGCTTGGGCGCGACGAGGGGGATGAGGAATGAAAAGCATCAACCTCAAAGCCATCCGCATCGATGGCGGTACGCAAAGCCGTGTTGCGCTGAATGAGTCGACCGTTGCGGAGTACGCGGAAGCCATCGCAGATGGCGTGAAGCTGCCGCCCGTCACCGTCTTCTTCGACGGTTCGGACAACTGGCTCGCTGACGGCTTCCACCGCTTCCACGCGTACAGCCGCGCTGGCAAGGCAAGCCTCCCGGCTGAGGTCAGTGCCGGCACACAGGCCGACGCAGTGCTGTATGCGGCCGGCGCGAACTCGTCGCATGGCCTTCGCCGCAGCAACGCAGACAAGCGTCGCGCTGTCGAAATGGTGCTCACGCATCCCGCCGCCGCGGAATGGAGCGACCGCAAGATCGCTGACCACTGCGGGGTAAGCGTCCCGTTCGTGTCGGCCTTGCGCAGGCCCGAAGTGGCCCAGAAGCAGCAGGAACGGAACGCCAACACAGCGGCAAAACGGGTCCTCGATGAAAGCCCGACTAAACCGAAGGGGTGTAAACCAATTACACCTGAGCCGCAGGCGGTCGAGTCTTCCGAAGAGACTGCACCGGGCGCGGACGAGCTCGCCGAGGCACATCACACCATCACTGAGCTCGCGCAGGAGAACGAACGCCTGCAAGACCGGCTGTACGTGGAGGCCATGGATGCAAGCGAGGAGGAGAAGACACAGGCCGCTGAGACCATTCGCAGCCTGCGCTCCCGTGTGGTGACGCTGGAGGCGGAAGTGGCGGCGCTGAAGGTGTCCCGCGACACCTTCATGCGAGAGGCAAACGAAGCGAAGAAGTCAGCCATTTACTGGCGCAAGCGTGCTGAGAAGGTGGGGGCGGAGGGCGTGCAATGACTGTGCGCGAGCTGGCCCTCAGAGACTACCAAGAGGCCATCCTTGGCAAGCTTCGCAGCGCCTTCATCGAAGGTCATCGCGCAGTGGTGCTCGTGGCGCCCACGGGTGCCGGCAAGACGGAGATGGCGATGGCGCTATTGAGCGCTGCGGCCGAGCGCGGGAATCGCGCTGCGATGGTGTTGGATCGCGTGGTGCTCTGCAACCAGACCAGCGCGCGGCTGGACTCCTACGGCTTCGACCATGGCGTGCTGCAGGCTGGGCATTGGCGGTTTCGCCCCAGCGAGCGCATCCAGGTCTGCTCGGCTCAGACGCTGGAAAAGCGCGGCTCACTGCCCGGCATGAAGGTGCTGATCGTGGACGAGTGCCACAACACCCGTAAGCAAACGGTGGAGTTCATCAAGAAGAACCCAGACGTCAAGGTGGTGGGGCTGACGGCTACCCCGTTCACAAAGGGGCTGGGCAAGATCTACAGCGCTGTCGTCTCAGCGATCACCACGCGCGAGCTTGTCGGCATGGACATGCTGGTTCCCCTGCGCGTGTACATCGCCAAGGAAATCGACATGGCCGGCGCAAAGAAGGTAGCCGGGGAGTGGTCTGCGGCTGACGCCGAGGAACGCGGAATCAAGATCACTGGCGACGTGGTGAGCGAGTGGGTCAAGAAGACCCATGAAGTCTTCGGCGGACCGCGCAAGACAGTGGTGTTCGCGGCGGGCGTGAAGCACGCGGCGGATCTGGCGCAGAAGTTCTCCGACGCAGGCTACAACTTCATCAGCCTGTCTTACAAGGACGATGACGAGTTCAAGGCTGAGGTGATCAAGGAGTTCGCCAAGCCTGATAGCTCCATCATGGGTCTCATCGCAACCGACATCCTGACTAAGGGCTTTGACGTGCCCGACGTCATGATCGGTGTTTCTGCACGCCCGTTCACCAAGTCGCTTTACTCGCACATCCAGCAGATGGGCCGGGTGATGCGCAAGCACCCGGAAAAGCAGTTCGCACTGTGGCTGGATCACAGTGGGAACTACCTGCGGTTTGCTGAGGATTGGGAAGACATTTACGCCAACGGCGTTACCGAGTTGGACGACGGCAAGGAAAAGCCCAAGCGGGAGCCCACAGATAACGAGAAGGAAGCGGCCAAGTGCCCGCGCTGCAATGCCTTCTGGCCCGGCCGGGCGGATGCCTGTGCGTGCTGCGGCTTCGTGCGCCCGCAGCGCAATGCTGTGGCCGAGAAGCCGGGCGAGTTGACCGAGTACGCCCCCAACGGGAAGAAGCTCCCGGGGGCGGATGAACGGCAGTCCTTCTACAGCCAGCTGATCGGCATTGCTGAGACGCGCGGGTATAGGCCCGGCTGGGCCTTCCATAAGTACCGCGAGAAGTTCGGCGTTGATCCGAAGGGATTGCATCACCAGGCGATGGAGCCGACGGCGAGCGTCCAGAAGTGGGTGCGCTCGCGCCAGATTGCGTGGGCCAATTCGCGCAAGAACGTGGCGAACCAGGAAGCGACGGCAGCATGACCTTCGATGAGTTCGCGAAGCTCCATGGCGTGCTCGTAGGTCAGTTGGTTGCCGGCCGATGGGTCCGCGTCCCCACAGAAGACAAGCCGCGCAGCCGTAACGGCGCCTACAAGTACCTGGGTGATGTTGGATTCGTCCAGAACTGGGCAAGCATGACGGAGCCGGCGCTGTGGAAGGCGGACGGCGAAACCCGCGAGGCCGCTGAGCGCGTGCGCCGCGTGGTCAAGGAAGCAACGCTGCACCAGGCGCAAGCTGCCCAAAAGGCCGCCCAGCGCGCCGAAACGATCCTGTCCGAGTCCGAGCTAGCCCCGCATCCTTATCTCGCCTCCAAGGGCTTCCCAGATGAATTGGTAAACGTCTGGCGCCGCGAGACGGACAACGTGATGGTGATCCCAATGCGATGCGGCGGCCGGATCGTGGGGGCCCAACTCATCAAGACGGATGGAGACAAGAAGTTTCTCTATGGCCAGCGATCGGGTGGCGCCGAGTTTGTGATTGGCCAGCGCGGCACACATGTGCTGTGCGAGGGCTACGCAACGGCGCTTTCCACGCAGCAGGCTCTGCGCAATCTCAAGGCGCCATATGTGCTGCACATCGGGTTCAGCGCCGGGAACATGCTGAAGCTAGCCGCGGCGCTGCCGAAAGGGCTGGTGATCGCAGACAACGACGCGAGCGGCACCGGGGAGCGCGTGGCGCGCGAGATCGGTTGGCCGTATTGGATCAGCGATGTGGTGTCAGAAGACGCCAACGACTTCGCACGGCGGGCCGGCGTGTTCGCGCTAGCGATGGGCATCAAAGGGGCATTACGCAAGACGCGGGAGGCGGCCTATGCGGCGACCGGATAGCCGAATACGGCGTGGGTCCCGCGCAAAGGTATGGGGTTGTATCGCCCGCCAGGACAAGACAGACCGAGGTTACCCGTTACCTCGCACACAAACGGTACGCGGTGCCCCGCTTGCGGGGACAGGGGCAACTACCCCTCAAACCCGCGCGGCTGGCCGCACTCACACGCCGAGGGGAAACGGTACCCAACCCGTTCCATGTGAGTTCCCGCAAGGGGGTGACGCAAGGTCATCGAAGGCACCCACCCAACCCCGCTATGGGGAAGGGGGGCCTTTTCGGTGACAGATGAGGGTACGAGGCACAGATGCGAGGTTCGCTACTGGCTAGCGCTCAGGGCGACACGATCGAAGGAATGGCTACGTGAGGTGTTCGATGACATCGAGAGACGCAGGGGAAAGCTGGCAGCCGATCGGTTGCGAGACGACATCCGCGCCCAGTGGGCACTTGGGAATCGTGGGGAACACGGCGATTGGCGCTAATGCCAACCAGGGACGAGGCCCACGCCCAAAGCAGATCGACGGAGCCGGCATCGTCTATGCCGTCGTATTGGGGTGGGTGGTGTGGATCGTGATTGCCGGTATCGCTCATGCGGTAGCGAGGTGGTGGGCATGAGCATCCTTGCGATTGACCCGGGGGCGACGGAGAGCGGGTGGGCGATCCTCGCGGACGGCCGGGTGCTCGATAGTGGCGTTCACGGGAACAGCACGATATTGATGTGGCTTGATGCGAGCGCGGCGGACGTGCGGCTGCATCAAGCCACTCTGGCCATCGAAATGATTGCCAGCTACGGCATGGCGGTAGGCCGCGAGGTGTTCGAGACCTGCGTTTGGGTTGGGCGCTTCCAGCAGGCTTGGCACACACCGGACGAGGTGAGGCTGGTCTACCGGCGCGACGTGAAGCTGCACCTGTGCGGCTCGCCGCGCGCCAAGGATCCGAACATCCGTCAGGCGCTGCTGGACAAGCTAGGACCGCCCGGCACGAAGAAGGCGCCAGGGCCCACGCATGGGGTCAAGAGCCACGCATGGGCAGCTTTGGCAGTCGCTGTGACGGTACACGACACACAACAGGAGGTAGAGGCATGACGGGCTGCAAAGCATGCGAAGAGGCGGAAACGAATCCGCGCACAGGCCTCTACACCCACAACTGCATGCAGTGCGAGGCAAGAGCACTAGCCCAGAGCGACGAAGCCAAGGCACGCCTTCGCGCGCCGTCTGAGCTGGATGTTGCGATGCGCAAAACATGGGTCAGCGATGCCGACTACAGGCGAGGCAGATCGATGGTGTGGGCGTGGATTAAGAGGCTGGAGGCCTGATGCAAGAGGTAGCCGAATGGGAGGTGTCGAGTGCCGTGTCAGACGACGAGGCGCTCAACCAGCTGCTCGAAGACTGGCACCGCTGGGCAAGCGATGAGCGGATCGCGCTCGGCTACCCCAGCACAGCAGCAGGAACCCAGCAGTACCGAACCAGCCGGCAGTACGACTCACACAACGGGGCGTTGGATCAGGACGTGGAGAACGTGGTGATGTCGGGGGTTGATGCATGCGTCAACAGCATCCCCCAGCCGCACAGGAACGCGCTGCACATCAACGCCAGGAACCTCGCTACGGGGCTGACGGTATGGCGATCGCCAAGGCTGCCAGAGGATGAGCTGGCCAGGGCGTTGATGGTGAGCGATGCGCGGGCCATGCTGGCGGCAACTTTGCGTGCGCGTGGATTGCTTTGAGTGCAGTTGACACGCATTGGAAACGGTAGGATCATCACGCCCGTACAACCACGCCCACAGAAATGTGCGCGTGGTTTTTCGTTTTCGCCCGCCGGTCACACGCCCTCAACCCCATCGGGAAGTTCACAGGGATGGCGACGAACCGCGCGGGCGGATCACAAAGCAGGATGCCAAGGCTAGCCACACTGAAGCCACGTGTTGCCACACTGGACACACGCAAGGCGCAGGCGGCCACGACATCCAACACCCAGCGCATCCGTGGTGATGCCTGGATGAAGCTAAGGGCGCGCATCCTCATCCGGGACGGTGGGATGTGCCAGTGCGATCAGTGCCATGGCTCAGGGCTTACGGCAACCGAGGTCGATCACCGCGTTCCACTGTGGGAAGGTGGGACGGACGACGACTCGAACTTGCAGGCGATCAACACGGATTGCCACAAGCGCAAGACGGCGGACGAGGCGAGGCGAAGGGGAGGGGG